AGCTTCTTCTTCTCAAGGAGAGATTACGAAGAGTCCTGAAATTGAATATGATGGTAAAGAAGTTTCTTTTTCTATTAATCCTACTTTTCTGCTTCAAGTGCTTGAAAAGGCAACTACTATGTATATTAAAGAAGGGAAAGCTATGTTCAGAGCAGGAAGTTTCAGACATATAATGACGTTACCGTCTTCATAATAAGGAGGGAAAAATGGAGGATCTTACAAAAAGCAACACTTCAACCACTATCTCAAGAAGTACTTTGATCAGTAGTACTACAGGATCTCCAAAATTGAATGGAAGATTGGTCCAGATAAAAAACATTATTGAATAAAATATGGTGCTCGTTATCTTTATATAAGGAGAATTTTTAAAATGAGAACAATAATTTTTTTATCGGCGATGTTTATAGCTGCTGCGATAAATATAGAATATTACCAGAAGCATGAGTTAGGAGCCTCTATTGTGACAGTAATATCTTTTGTTTGGGATATTTTAGATTACATCTTAAAAAGGGATTATTAAAACCATGTCTGATTTCTTCACACGACACGAACTCGATTCTTTTGCTTCTGTAGAATCAGCAAAAATAGAAGAACCACAATGTTTGCAATGTGGTCTTTATAAGAATCTCAAATACCCTAAAATGTCTTATACGGGAAATGGACGTAAAAATTGTTTAATAATCGCCGAAGCTCCTGCAAGAGAAGAAGATGCTGAAGGAATCCAACTCATAGGAGAAGTCGGTCAATATTTTAGAAGGAAATTAAGAAATTATAATCTTGATTTAGATGAAGACTTTTATAAAATCAATGCCGTAAATTGTTGGCCGAGAGATTATACAGGAAGTACAAGAACCCCAACAAAATCAGAAACAGAATTTTGTAAACCCTTAGTTGATAAAGTCATAGAAGAATTAAAACCTCGTTATATTTGGTTGATGGGTGGAGCAGCAATAGAATCCTTTTATCTAAGAGAGTTCAAAAGAGTACAACCAACAAGATGGAGAGGATTATGTATTCCTGATCAAAAAACAAACGCTTGGGTATTTCCTTTATTTCATCCTTCTTATTCTATGCGAACAGAGAACAAAGATCTAAATTTAGTAGCACAATATGACAGAGATTTGAAACAAGCTGTAGAACATTTAAATTATCAACAAGATGTTCCTTCTTTACAACAAGAACGTATTCATTGTCTTTATTCTTTTATTGATGTCAAAAAACTTCTTGAAAATTTTATATTAAATCCCCCAAAGTTTTTATATATAGATTTTGAAACAACAGGAATAAAACCCTACAGAGCAGGACATAAAATTGTTTGTGTGTCTTTATGTTGTAGTATGAATGAAGTTTATTCTTTTCCCTTGTTATATAGAGATCATTGGACTCCTAAAGAATATACTCAGATTAAAGATAAAATCAGAAAGATTTTATTCACAAAAGAAATTAAGAAGCAAGCTCACAATTTAAAATTTGAAAATATATGGGCAAAAGAAATTCTTAATATCAACACACAACCGTGGGATTGGTGTTCAATGACAGCATCCCATATTCTTGATAATAGAAGGGCTTTTACTTCTTTAAAATTTCAAAATTATATAAATTTTGGAATCTTACCTTACGATAAGTGTATTTCTAAATATTTAGAAACTACGGATAAAGAAGGATTTAATAAAGTAGAAGAAGTTCCTCTTGACGAATTGCTTGAATATTGTGGCAAAGATTCTCTATATGGTTTCCGTTTAACTCTAAAACAAAAACAGGAATTTAAAAAAAGAAAAGGAAAACTAATTAATGCTTATAGATTTTTTCATAAAGGACTTATAGAATTTGCTCATATAGAAAATACTGGTATTAATGTGGATGAAGAATATTATGAAAAAACAGACAAAGATTTAAAAGAAAGGATTGAATCTCTTAAAAATAAATTATTACAGGGAGAAGAAGCAAAGAGATTTGAAAAGAAAAAATACAGGAAGATTGATCTTAATTCAAACAAGGATTTGGGAACTCTTATCTATGATGTACTTAAAGCCGATCCTGTTAGAACAGCGAAAAATAATTATAGTGTTAATGAAGATGCTTTAAAAAGATCGAAACTTCCTTTCGTTAGTGCTCTATTAAAGCTCCGAAGCCTTGAACAGACTAAAAATACTTTTCTTTCTCAGTTCAGAAGATTTGCAGTTAATGGTAAAATACATCCAACTATTGATTTGCATTTGACTGTTTCCTATCGTTCTGCATCTTCCCAACCTAATATCCAAAATATACCTGTAAGAGAGGAAGAAATAAAAAACTATTGCAGGAAAGGGGTGATTCCTTCTAAAGGAAATAAATTTGTGGAATCAGATTTTTCAGGTGTTGAAGTCTGCACAAGTGTTTGCTACCATAAAGATCCAAACATGATAAAATACATTACCGATCCTAAAAGTGATATGCATAGAGATTCTGCAATGGATATATGGATACTTCCTATTGAAGAAATCACAAAAGACATTCGTTTCTATGCAAAGAATGATTGGACTTTTGCAGAATTCTATGGTTCTTATTATAAAGATTGTGCAAAATCTTTATGGGAAGATTGTGCAAGACTTAAAACAGTTTCAGGAGTTTCTGTAAGACAACATTTAAGAGACGTTAAGATTAGAACTCTTGGAGATTTTACAGATCATTGTCAAGACGTTGAAAGAAAATTTTGGGATGTTAAATTTAAAGTGTATAAAAAGTGGAAAGAAGAAAACAATGATCTTTACAGAAAACAGGGGTATCTTGAATCATATATGGGATTTGTTTATTCAGGACCAATGTCGTTTAATGAAGTTTGTAATTATCAGATACAAGGAACAGCATTTCATCTTTTATTATGGACAATGCTTGAACTTGCAAAAATAAGAAAAGAAGAAAAGTGGAAATCAAAAGTGATAGAAGAAACACATGACAGTATGTTACATGATACTCCTCCTGAAGAAGAAGAACATCTTATTAAGACTATCAATTATATAGGAACTGAAAAAATAAGAGAAGCATTCCCCTGGATAATAGTTCCATTAAGTATTGAACATGAATCTTCTCTTGTAGATGGTAGTTGGGCGGAGATGTCAAAAGGATATATAGAAGAAAAGAGACCAGCAAGAAGAACAACTACTAATAAAAGGGGGTGATATAAATGTATTCTGTTAACGAAATAATAAGTGGTATGCTTATTGATCTCAGTAATGATGATATGGTAAACGATATTATCAAATTTGAAAGAGGAAACGGAGCAGCAGGAACTCGGATTAGAAAAAGATTGCAAGATATAATAGACGAGACTAAGGCTCTTAGAAAGGAAATATAAAAAATCAAAAATAAAAGAAAAAATTAAATGTTTCATCAATAATATGCTATAATGTATATATGAAAGATAAAAGAAAGGAAAACTAAATGCCTTTATATATTGATTATCGACCAGATTCCCTTGAACAAGTTGCGGGAAATGAACAAATAGTAACTGCTCTTAGCAATCTTGTTTCTCGTGAAGAAGGAAGACCACATTCGTTTCTTTTTACGGGGAGACCAGGATGTGGGAAGACTACATTTGGTTTCGTGCTTAAAAATCTTCTCGAAGTATCAGACGAGGATTTTCATATTTATGATACAGCAAACACAAGAGGAATTGATGTCATACGAGGTATAATTGATGATATGAAATATAGTCCTCTTAATGGAAAAAATAAATTGTATCTACTTGATGAATGCCACATGGCCACCACTGAAGCTCTTAATGCTTTATTAAGAACTCTCGAATATGGATGTCCTGAACATTGCTATTTCGTTTTATGCACAGCAGAATTTGATTCTATTAAGAAAACTCTTAGAGAAGCTTTGGGGCGTAGATGTGCAAGATTTGAAGTGAAAGCTCTTAATCCAAGAGAAATGACGGATTTTCTTAATGGGATTCTTAAAAGTGAAGGATTTGAAGAATACCCTGAGAACATAATTTCCAAAATAATTTCTGTTGCTGATGGTTCTCCAGGGGAAGCTCTTAATGCTCTTGATTCGGTCATTGAACTTACTGATGAAGAAGAGATCATTAAAGCTATTGAAGGATATATATATGGTGGAAAAGAAGTAATAGAGATTTGTCACATTCTTGTTAATGATAAAGTACTTCAAAAATGGAGAGAAGTTTCAAAAATTTTAGCCCAATTAAAAGTGGAAGATGTTGAACGATCACGAAGAGCCATGTTAAATTATTTTGAAAAGATTTTATTGAATAAAGCAGATCCTTCTGTAGCTAATATGATGACTCTATTAACTGAAAGTTTTATGCACACAGGAAGAGCTGGATTAACTTTAACTTGTTATTATATTTGCAGGAAGCTTGAAGGACTTTCTGATGATATTCCTTTTTAAAGGAGGAGAAATAAAATGACAGTACCAATAAATTATAAAGAAGATTTAGAAATTGATCTTGCAATTCTTGAAAAGAATTGGTCAGAACAAGCACTTCTTTTTGCAAAGTGGGGAGAACTTCATGCACAAGTTACATCAATACGTGATCGAAAAAGAGAAGAACTTGATATAAAAAAAGCAGAAGTTGAAAAGGATATAAGATCAAATCCAGGAAAATATTCTCTTGATAAAATTACAGAAAACGCTATTAGTGCTTGTTTGAGAACAGAAGAATCTATCAAAAAACTATCAAATGAATTGATAGATCTAAATGAATCAGTTAATATACTCAGTGTTGGAAAGACTTCTTTTGACCATAGAAAAGAAGCACTCAAAGGACTCACACAATTATATTGTGCTGATTATTTTGCAAAACCCAACATACCCGAAAAAGCGAGAGATACTTTTGATAGAGATATTGTTACACAGAAACATAAAGAAGCCCTCAAAGAAGGAAGTGAAAAATTAAAGAAAAGACCAGTGAAGAGAAATGTTTGATATTATAAAAATATTACTAATATTTGGAATAGGACTTATTTTATTTTATTTACTAATACGTCTTGGTTCCTTTGCTATTTTTAAATCAAAACAAGACGTAAAAAAACACAAGGAGGATTAAGAAATGTCATTTAGAAAAAAAGCAACAAAATTTAAACAAAGTCTTGATGAGAGGCACAAGGAAAGTGCGGAAAGAAAAGATGAGTCTATGTTCAGTTCAATTTTCCTTATGGAAAAATTAAAGAGGATGATGCCCAATGGTGTTAATTTCTGGCGTCCAGCAAAAGGAGACCATGAAATAGACATTATTCCTTTCATAGCAGGGAAGAATCACCCCAGAGATAAAGAAGGAGAACCCTCTTATCTTATTGATATTTGGGTTTATCGTTTTGTAGGATCAATGAAAGAAAGCTTTGTATCTCCAGCAAGAAACTTCAAAATTATAGACCCCATAGCAGAATATATCAATACACATAATCTTTCAACACAACAATTTAAGAAGCACTCAGCAGATAGACGTGTTGTTTATTTAGTATGGGTACATGATACTGCTGAAGAAGAAGCAAAAGGATTACAAATTTGGGAAGTAGCCCATTTCTATATGGAAGCTAATCTGATAGAGATTGCGAAGAAGCCTCGTGAAGGAGGATATATTCCTTTTTCTCATTGGGATCGTGGCAAAAGAATTGCTTTCAGCATTCAAAGTAGTGGTAAATATATAGATGGGGATGGTATTGAAAGAGAAGGAATCTCTTATAAAGGACATCGTTTTATTGATAGACCTTCCCCAATTCCTGAAGAAATCCTTGATCAATCTTTTCCTCTTGATGAAACTATAGAAATGAGGCCCTCTTATGAAAAAATCTATGAAGCTTTCTATGCTAAAAAAGTAAGTGATGGGAAAGAAACAGAAGAGACCAATGAAGAAGTAGAAGAGAACGAAACAGAAGAGACTCCTGATGAAGTTGAAGAAGGAACTTGTCCTTATGGAGGTTCTTTTGGAGAAGATAATGATCAGCTTGAAGATTGTAGTTCATGTGATCTTTGGGATAATTGTTCTGACGCTCAATTAGAAAGTTCTATCGAAAGTGGTGAAGAAGAGACAGAAGAAGAAGAGGAAGAGACAGAAGAAGAAGAGGAAGAGACAGAAGAAGAAGAATCCCCTCCCTCTAAAAAGAAATTTACAAAAAAAGAAGAGAAAACTCCTCTTAAAAAGAAAGCGATTATCAGAAGGAAGAAATGAAAATTATAGATAGAACGAAAGCGGCAGCAAGAGAGAT